GGACGTCGTCCGGGAGGTCGTCGACGTCCTCGCTGTCCTCGCGAACGACCTCCTCGTCGTCGTCCTCGAGCTCGGCTTCGGCGGCGGCCTCCTTCGCCGCTGCGAGGTCCTCGGCGTAGCGGGAGATCTCCTGGAGCGTCTGTGCGTCCTGACGGTCGAGGCCGTCGAGGATGTACTGCGGGATGCTCGCCGGCGGTTCGGGCGTCGGGGTGGTCGCCATCTTAACCAACACTACGGGCCGGAGCCTACTAAATGTTGGTTAAGACAGCGGCCCTGGCGCCGCGCGTCAACGCCGGCGCCGCGAGAACGAACTACCGCCGGGACGTCTGCTGCTCGAACCGCTCGACGATATCGCCCGTCGTCGCGACCGGGACGACGTCCTGCTCTTCGTAGTCGCCGTCGTCGCTCCACAGCTGGGCGTCGCGCTCAAGCGCGGCCGCCAGGTAGACCGCGTCGTCGGGGTCGGTGTCCCGCATGATCCGCGCGGCCTCCTGGAGGGATTCAAGGACCACCGGGCGTGAGACGACATCGATCCGCTTGAACAGCGTCTCGATGAGCTCCTCGACCTCCGACGGCGGGAGGCCGGACTTCTCGGAGACCATCCCGGTGTACTTCCCGATCTCGTCGTGGACGTAGGCCGGGGTGAGGAGATCGTCTTCGAGCTCGACGAGGAGCCGCCGGGTCATCGAGTCAGAAATGAGTCCGGAGAGGATGATGTTCGCGTCGACGACGTACTTCATACGTCGGCCTGCTCGTCGAGATCGGCCATCGCCTCCTCGGTGGCGGCCCGGTCGATCTTGGCGGCCAGTTCGTCGACATCCTCCTCGGTGAGTTCGCTGCCCTCGACGAGCTGCTCCATCACCTCGAGGTCGTGGATCTTCTCGCGGATCGCCTGGCGGGCGACCTCGCTCCAGTTGATCTCCGGGTGGTCGTCCATCTGGTCCTTCAGCGCATCGTCGACGGAGATGGTGACGTTCGGCATCTCACATAATACTGTGTAGACGCAGGAATAAGTAAATTACGTGCGGCGCGGGGTGGCCGTCGACGGCGCCGTTCTACGCGGCGTTGAGGTGGGTGACGTCCAGGACGGTGATGTCTGGGCGTTGAACTTGTGGACGTCGGCGCCGCGGTCGAGGGCGGCGTGGCCGGCCAGCTGCTTCGCGGCGCTGTCGGAGAGCTCGGGTTGGATCGTCTCCTTCACGACCGTGTTCTGGTCGCCGTCGTGCTCGTACTCGATCTCGAAGCGGTACTGGGCGTTCCCGTCGGCGCTCGTGGCGGTGGGTACCATCGCATCTGTGACATGATGCAACTACCGCAATAAGCGATGTCTTTGCGGAACAAAACCGCTGTACTTGACGGTTAACTACGTGGGACAACCCTTATTATTACCCTCGCTCATCTGACACTCGCAGGAGGCCTAAAACGATGAAAACCGACCGAAGAAGCCCGTTCACGCACGGTATGGAAGTTGAACAGTTCCCCGGCCCGCTCCCCAGCGACGTTCGGAGCTACACGATGAACAACGACTGCGGCAGCCTCAACGGATGGCACCGCGACGCCAGCGGCCCGCGGGAGACCTCGATCGGCGCGACCAAGAACTGCAAGACGATCCTGAACCGGTTCTACGCCGACACCCGCGACGAGGAGGTCACCTGAGACTGGCACGCCGCCAACGACGGCTCCGGCGCCGGCTCGCACGTTCACCTCTGCGTCGCCGGAGACGTCTTCGACGACGAGATCACTGCCTGGACGATCGGCTACAACACGGTGGTCGAACTCTTCCCGTTCCTCGCGCCGTACTTCTGCCACGACTGGGAGGCCGGGTTCCGCGAGGGGACGACCTACCGCGGGAACGAGCTCAACGTCGAGCACTGGGCCGAGGGGCAGACCACCCGCCTCAGCCAGGACAGCGTCCGCGACCGCGTCGAGAGCCCGAGCTCGTACCGCCGCGAGTACAACAGCGTCACGTTCAACCCGGCGCAGACGAGCGGCAAGCCGCTCACCATCGAGCTCCGCGCGAACGACGCCCATCCGGCGATGGCCCTCAACGGCCTACTCACCCTCCGGCGCGCCACCGGCCGCGCTATCGAGGCCGGCTGGAGCCCGAAGCTCGAGAGCCACCGTGAGACGCTGCGGTACTGCTACGACCAGATCTACCACCGCGCCACCCAGGTCGGCCTCATCAGCGCGATGAAAGAGGAGATTCCTGGCGGCATCACCTTCCAAGAGGGCCGCGGGATCCCCGGCGTCGACGAGCGCGAGTTCGGCACGATGTGGGAAGTTCTCCGCGCCATCCAGGTCGCGTACCCCCAGACGCCGAACACCTGGCGCTGCCGGGCGTACAACCTCGTCCGCGCCGGCTGCGATGAGTATTCCCCCGCGAACAACACCGAGGCGCTCTGGAACATCGACGCCGACCAGGGCGAGTTCAGCTGGCAGCACGGGCCCGACGACCATACCAGCGCCGCCGGCGCTGACGCCGCCGAGGAGGTCGATGCCTAATGTGCTGGATGAGCATCTACCGCGGCGGCGACGCCGCCGCGCGCGCCCTCGAAGCCTGCCAGCACAACGAGCAGCGCTCCGGCGGCCACTCCTGGGGCATCACCGTCGCCGTCGACGGCGAACTCCATCGGAAACGCGGTGTCGGCCACATCCCGCCCGAGGCGTTCGGCCTCTACCCCGAGGCCGACGTCGCCCTCGCGCACACCCGCTTCGCCACCCGGGGCACCGTGAATGTGCAGAACGCACATCCGTTCGAGGTTCGTGACGACGCCGGCGAGCCCGTCGCGATGCTCGCGCACAACGGGACCTGGCGGTCAGCACCCCGCGACGAGGAACGAGCGGACACCTACTACATCGCCCGGCTCCTCGAGTCCATCTACCGCGCCGACCCCGACCGGCGCTTCGAGGAGATCGTCCGGGTGACCGGCGAGGCCACCGGCGAGACGCTGACCGTCCTCCATCGCAACGGCTCGGCGTACACCTACTCCGGCCGCTACGAGATCACTGAGAACGAGGCTGAAGACCAGGGGTGTGTCCGCAGCTCCGGCGGAACGCCTATTCCCGAAGGAGTCGTCACTGAGGTATGATGAAGGCGACTGAGCTCCACTACAACCACGAGACCGGCGTCGTCACTGCCCGCGAGCCCGGCGGCCGGGCCTCGACCGTCGCCGAGAACTGCAGCGGCCTCGACGTCGTCGCCGGCGACGATGTCTCCGTCCGCGTCGACGCCGGGATGGCACACGTCGAGTCCCTCACTGAAGAGCCGCTGCTCGTTCGCAAACAGAAGGGCTCCGCAGTCATCGAGGTCCTCACTACTCGCCGCCCCGCTCAGGACGTTGACGAGCGCCGGCGCGCGCGAGCGTTCGACCGGTGAACCACGTAGCAGAACCGTTTTTACCAGCCCGTCCCGTAGGAGGGAGCATGACTGATGGAGAGGTCCGCGGCGACCTTGAGCAGGGCGCCGGCGGGAAGTTCGAGGCGAAGTATTCCAACGAGGATGTCGTCGACGCGCTCGTCGACGCCCACCCCGAGCCGCTGAAGATCGGCGAGGTCGCCGACCGCGTTGGCTGCTCCGAGACCACCGCACACAACCGCCTCCACGGCCTCCACGACGACAACTACCCCGGGCTCGCGACGAAGAAAGTCGGCGCGAACGCCCGCGTCTGGTGGGTCCACCTCGACCAGCTCTCTGATGAGTAGCGCCAGCCGCCTCTTCTGGACCGACGGAGACTGCAGGACAGAGCCGCAGCTATCCTGAGACGCCGGAAACAGTTAGCGGTCGGAGGTCGCGATGGATGCGGTCAGCACGTCGGGTACGGCGATGGATACGGCCACCGTCCCGACGCTCCGGAAGCACCCCGATCATCGCAACGACAAGCACACGGCGCTGTTTCCGAGTCAAAAAGTTCGCCCGGAGTACTGGGGGCTCATCAATGAGTGCAGCCACTTCGTCACGATTTGAGAGCCGAGCTGTGGAGTCTACTCTCCCTCGTCGAGCAGCTGGTTTTGTCTCTTCAGAAGTCGGTTCTGCTCCTCAAGGAGTTCATTCTGTTGCTGCGTGGTGAAGATGAGCTCGGCCAGAAGGGTGCTCTGGACCATGCTCTGCGTCTTCGTGTTTGCCGACTGGCCCTGGCCGTACTGGACATCGATCGTTCCCTCGCCGCTGTCGACACGGACCTGCTCGCGGGTGAGTTGCTCGGTCGTCGCGTTGTCGAAGAGTCCCATATCCAGCATTTCCTCAATCCACGTACAAAAACTAACCGGCAACTACCTGGTTACTCGATGACGACCTGGTGCGGGACTCCCCAGCGATCGAGGCGTTCCTGGATACAGTCGATGTTGACGCCGGGCCGCTTCCCGGGCCAGCGACGGCCGAAGAGCTTCTGGGCGTTACTTCCGTAGTGCGCGTACTCGGTCAGCGAATTGATGGAGTTCGGCTCCTCGTGGGCGAGGATATCGATGGCCCTGTCCTCTCGCTCGTAGAGGCGGAGGTGAACCTGCCGCATCGCGACGATTAGAGCGGCCCCGAGCAGCGCGCCGATGGTTGCGGGGAACTCTACGAATGTAACTGACGATGGAATGTTTTCCAGCCTGAGTGTTGTTCAGGAGTGTTATTCGGAGTACTTTGCCTCTTGAAGGATCTGGTGGATTGCGCCCTCGGTCGCGGGACGGAGTCGCTCCGCGAGGACGTTTTCGAGCGGGACGCCCGCGCTCTCAAGCTGGTCGACCGCCGTCGCGTGGACGTCGTCGACGGGGATCTTGAGCTCGACCGTCCGGCGCTCGCGCTCGGTTTCGAGCGCGTCCTCGTTGACGTCGACTTTGACGTCGCCGTCGGTCATCGCTCCGGCCCTCCGCGACCGGGGAGATCGAGCCCTTCGCCGTGGACATCCAGGAGTTCCTCGAGGTACGCCATGCGCTCCGCGAGCTCGTCGCGGGTCGCGGTCTCGGTATTGACCGGCCCCATCGACTGGAGCGCCTCGGCCGCGTCCTCGTCGGACCGGTCAAACTCGACGTGTGGTTTCTCGTCCTCTCCTTCGGTCGGCTTGCGTTTGTTCGCCTTCATAATTAGATACCCTTGACTGTCGCGATTTCGTCGACGTACTCGTCGGTCTCGACGATCGAGCGGATCGTCCAGGTCCCGGCCTTGTCCGGCGTCATCGAGAACGACGCCGCGCCGTCGGTCGGGTCGAAATCGAGTCTGTCAACCATCCCGTCAGGGTCCTCAATCTCGACCTCGAACATCCGGGTCTCGTCGGTCGAGGTCTCGTCGACGATCCCTCCGTCGTCCGGGTTGCGGCGCCGGATGTACGCGAGGTCGATCGAGACCGACTCCCCGGCGGAGACGTCGACTGAGTCTTTCGCCGACGAGACCTCGACGCGATCGAGGTCGGCTCGGTCGTATATCCCGAGCCGCCGGCATTCGTCCTTGTAGTGCTGTGCGACCGTCGCGCCGTCCTCGGAGAGGACGGACCAGGAGCCGCCCTCAAGGCGGAACCCTTTGATGTTGTAAAGCATGGTTAGTTTGCCGTCTCACCGATGACGTTTCCGGCTCCGTTGTTCGTGATACTCGACATACCGGTCGCGGTGTCGAGTACGCACGAGTCAGAATTACCGCCGAAATGTAGGTCGTCGCCGTCGATCGCGCCAGTCTTCGATCCGACGATATTCGAGACAACGCACTTGATGCCGTCGACATAGATACCGTGGCTGTCAGATTCGACGACGCCACAATTCCGAACGTGAGCGACTTGTGCGTTTGATGGGATGAAAATCGCCTCGTACCCCGACCCACCGCCCTGTGTCGTCGCGCCGGCGACGTTATCGATGACCGCGCCGTTCGAGTCTAACCGGATACCGTCTTGACTCGTCCCGCCGTCGAAGATGACGTTAGACCCGGCCTTCGTCGCGGCGGCGTAGCCGCCGACGTACATCCTACCGGGGACGACGATGCCGCCGTACGTTCCCGGCGGAAAGACAACCGCTGAATAGCCATTGTTCGACGCCCAGTCGATCGCTGCCTGCGCAGTCCCGAAGTCCGGGTGTGCGCCGTATACGGCGCCGTTGAGTATCTTCGACTCGAGCTCCTGCGTCATTCGACTCCGTACCGTCGCCGACTTCTTTCCGCCGTCCTGCGTCGTATAGACCTCGGTCCCGGTCCGGTCCGCGACCTGCGTCCAGGAGACACCGTCGATGTCGTAATACTCAGTGATGATCTTCCCGTTGCCGAAGTTCGGCTCGTGGAAGTATACCCGACGGTTCCCGTTGGCGTCCTCGGTGACGGAGAGCTCCGCTGTCTCGCTGCCGGAGCTCTCGGTCCCCGTCTTTTGATGCCAAACGTCGGTCGTGTTCCCGGCGCCCGCCATGAAGTCGATCTCGTACAGGAGCGACTCGCCGCGGTCGAAGCCTCCGAGGACATTAACCCGGATCCCGCCGCCGTACGTGCCGTCGAGAATCGCGACCTCGAGGATGTCGTTCCCGCCGTCGAAGGTCCGGACGTCGCGACGGTCGAGCTTGTCGTCGTACGCAGCGCCTTGCCACACGTCGGCATTGAGGCCAGAGCCAGAGCCGTCGTTCCCGGCGTGCCAGCTCGTATTCCCGGCGATCGTCGTCCCCGAGAGTAGGGACGCGCCGGTCTCGACCGTCGACGGGTCGACGTCGGGATGGTTCTCATCGAAATGCTCGCGGAGCGCGTCCTCAAGATCACTCCAGGTCGCGCCGTCGGGGATCGAGCCGAAGCCCTCGTCGGCCCGGACGATCTCCCGGTCGACATCCTTCTCCGCGACGCATTGAGCGCAGACCGCGCGCTTGTGCTGGTCGCGGACGTCGTCGTACCGCTCGTACCCGTACCAGAAGTCGCCTTCGACATACTCGACGACGCCGACGTACCGGCCATCGTCGGCCCGGACCTGGACGACCGGGTCGACAAGATCCTCGACGAGCTCCGTTACGACCCGGTTCGCAAGCCCGAGATCGAGGTCGGGATCCGCGCCCTCGCCGTCGGTCTCGGCCGGGTGGAAGCCGGTCCCGAGGCGGAGGTACGTCGCAAGGACCTCGAGAATGTCCTCGCGCGCAACGAGCTCTCCCTCACAGTTGTGAAACCAGTCCGCCGCCCGCCGGATCGGCTCCCGGGGTCGGGATCGGTGCTCCCGCGCTTTCGCGATCGCGTCGGTCGCTGGTAGTGTATGCATCATGATTATAGTGCGGCCCCTTCGGTCAGCTCGCCGGTTATCTTGAGGTCTCCACTCGCGTCGAGGGACGACCGAGCGCCGGCCCCCGACTCGCCGATGACATACTCGCCGGTCGTGGCACCCTCGTAGATCGACCAATAGTTCCCGTTCCCGTTCTTGTCGTTGAGCTCGATCGTTCCGACCTCCGTCAACTTGTGACCGGACGCGCTGACGTTTGCTCCGAGGGAGAACCCGGAGCCGAAGGTATGGGAACCGGTCCATGTCGGCGTGATCGAGAGGTCGAGCTCGGACGTCCCGACGGCGTCCGCAGCGATCGCGTCGGCGTCGACGGCGTCCGTCTGGAGGTGGATCGTCTCGACGGCGTCGGTCGCGAGCTCGGTCGAGCTGACGTCGTTCTCGCCGATCCCGAGCTGGAACCAGACCGGATTCCCGGCACCGTCGTCTTTGACCGAGTAGATCCGGCCGGTGTCAAGCTCGAGATAAATCCAGCCCTCGTCGTCGGTGAGGGTCAGGTCGGCCTCGCCCGGCCGGTTCGCCTCGGTGTCGAAGGTCAGTCGCGTAACCGCCTCGACCTTCTCGAGGGAATTGAGGATCCCCGTGATCGTGTCGACGTCTTTCGTTATGGCCCACATCGCCCAGTTATCGTACTCGGCGATCGGACGCTCCTGTCCCGTGTAAATCTCGTCGCCGACCGCCGGCTCGACGCCGGAGTCGGACCAGACTCGTGATTCTGTTTGTACCATGTTTCTGAATTACTGAAGGAGGGACGCGTACGTCCCGCCGGTCTCCGGCTCCGCGAGGTCTGCGTACCCGCGCTCGGCGCCGTCGACGGTGGGGTCCTCGCCCTCGAAGACGTACATGAACGTCCCGAGCGCGAACGTCTGGATCCCGACGCCGCCGGCAGCGAGGCCGTTGACGAAGTTGTCGAACTCGGCGATCGAGATCCCGCGGTTTTCGAGCTCGCGCTCGAAGACGCCGATGTCGATCCGCGCGCTCTCGACGTCGTACGGCTCGTTGATGACGACCTCGGACTCGTCGACATCTAGGAGGACCGCGATCGCGGACTTGATCTCTTGGACGGTCCCACTCGAGAGCAGCTCTCGGAGCGCGACCTGGATCCGGATCCGGTACTTGTCGTCCGACTCCCCGGTCTCCCTGTCAACGTCGAAGATATCGCCGAGCCGGTCGAGCCGCTGCCCGGTCGCGGTGTCGACGAACTTCGCGACGTCGACATCCTTGAGGGTCGCCTCGAAGTCGTCGAACTCCGAGGCGAGTGCCGCGATGAGCGCGCCCCAGACCTTCCCGTCCGCCGGGTACGGTGTCTTCAGCGACTCTTCGAGTCGTTCCTGTGGCGTTGAACTCATGAGTTAGTTCTCCGTGATACTGATGTCGGCCGTCGACGTGCGCGCCGCCTCTTCGTTCGCGACGGCGATGTTCGCCTCACTGAGCGCGTTCCCGGAGACGGCGATCTGGACGTCGGCCTCGACGACGCCCTGAACCTCCATCACGCGGCGGAACACCTGGTCGTAGATGACGTCCTCGCCGATCTCGAGGCCGGGGTAGTCGAGGCCGTCGTTCGCGACGCCGCCGATGTACCGGATGAGCTTGTCCTCGATCGTGGTCGAGCCGTCCGACGGGTACGTCGACGAGGTCGTGAGCGTCGCATCGACCTCGATCGTCAGCTCCGAGGCGCGCTCGAAGCTCTCGGTCTTCTCCGTCCCGTCGTCGAGCGTGCCGGTCCCCGTTGACGCCCCGAACGACTGGAGCCCGCCGGCGCGGGAGTCGAGAACAGCCTGCGCGATGGCGTCGTCGGCGACGCCGGGCGCCAGGACGATGACGCGGACACCGTACTCCGAGTTAGCCGAGTCGCGGACCTCCTCGACCTTCACCGAGACGATGTCCTCGTCGTGGTTGTAGACGCCCGACTTGACGGCCTGGACCGTCGCTGCGCCCCCCTCGGCGAGGGAGTTCTCGTATCTGAGTTTGAACTCCGCGTCGGTCTCCTTGTCGCGCCCCTCGGTGTACCCGAGCGACTCGTCGCCAGTCGCCTCGGGGTTCGTCACGGCGTCGACGCCGGAGACGGGGTCCCCGAAGCGGACGATCGTCCCGGCTGCGACGTTCGTTTCCTCACCGAGCCACTGCTCGTCGAGGTCAGTCTGCCAGGGCTTGAGTCCCTCGACCGGTGCCGTCACCGACGTCTCTCCCTCGGCGAGCGTCACGCCTTTGGTCGTCTCGAAGGGGATCCGCGGGCGGGTCTCGGTCCGCTCTGTCGTGATGACTGTCCCGGCGGAGATCGTGATGTCGCTCGGCGCCGGGTCGCTGCGGGAGAACTCGACCTCGCCGGTTGCGGGGCGCGTCGGGATTCTGGAGAACCCCGCAAGTGCGAGCTGCTTGTCGAGTGCCTCGCCGCTGGCGTCCTGATAGAAGCTCGCGTAGTAGGCACCCTCCGCCGCGGCCCACTGGCGGGCGAGCTCGACCGCAGCGGCGTCGAGGATCTGGGTGATCGGCGAACTCGGTCGGAGTTCGATGTCCTCGCCGAGTTCGTTCTTGAAGATGCGCTTCAGATCCTTCCGGATCGTGTCGACGTGCTTCCGCTCGAAGCTCCCGTCCTCCTGAACTCCGTACGACATCTATCCGACCTCCGCGGCGAACTGGACGGTGTCGCTCTCGACGAGAGAGACGCCGACCGTCACCTCGGCGACGCGTGCGCCCGGTTTGTTCCGCTCGATCTCGACGGAGTCCACCGCGTCGACGCGCTCGTCTCGGAGCAGCGCGCGGCGGATCTCCCGCTCGAGGATAGCATCGGGACCGCCGACCGCCTCGAAGAGGTCAAGGCCGTGGTCCGCCGCGAATGGGTCCTCGCCGCGGACCGTCGAGAGCAGAATCTTCAGCTCCTGGACGGCGCCGCGCTGCCCGTCGAGGAACTCCGCCTTCTGGTTCGGCATCGCGATATCGCCGTTCGATTCGACTCGGAGCGTTCGTTTGTATTTCATAATTCTCTCATGACGAATCCAGGTCGGTCGTCCCCGGGTCAATGACGTCGACCGTCTTCGTCGACGTCGAGCCGTCCGGTTGGGTGTCCTCGTACTCGAGCTCGGCGTCGGCGTTGAGGACTGCCGCTGCGGACGCCTCGTCGCCGATCGTCACGGCGCCGGTCGCGTCCATCGCGATGACCTTCCCCGAGGTGTGCTCGATGCGGACGCGGCCGTCGGCGAACATCCGGAGTGCCGAGCCGTCCTCCTGAAGTGCGATCTGGAACTCCCCGTCCTCGTGCTCGGGGATGTCCATGTCGTCGAGCCACATCTCCGGGAGGAAAACGCCGGCCTCGAGGGTGAACCGACGCTCCCCTTCCGGTGCGACCTCGCCGGACGTCGCGAGCTGCTTCTCGATGGGCTCGCGAGCGTGGAAGAGGAGTCCCTCGTCGCCCTCCTGGACGGGGACGACCATCCCGGCGCCGTCGGTCGCGAACGGCGAGGCGATCGGGACGTTGTCGACGAGGACGTTCCGGTCGGCCTTGAGCTCGACCTCGGCCCGCCGGGTTGACTCGTCAACGCCGATGACGATGACCGTCGACGTGGTGTAGATACCGCGGACCGTGTCGTCGACGAACTTCCGAAGCGTCGCGACGATGTTGAGGCCGCCCGAATCGCCGCCGGAGCCGGACTCGGGAGTATCGTTCGCCATTATCGCAACCTCCTGGAGGCCTCGCCGTACGTCGGCTGGTTCGCGGGCCGCGCTGCCTCGATCGGCGTACACTTCCCGCGGACGAGGTGGTCGCCTGACTCGGTTGAGGACTGGAACTCGTACTGGTCGACGCGGTAGGCGCCCTCGAAGTGCTCGGTGTCGACGTAGACCGCGGCGCCCTTCTCGATCGCTGGCTCGAGCATCGCCTCGAACTCGAGCGTCTCGTCGACGTCGTCGTCCGGCTCGGATGTGTCTTGGATCGAGAGCAGCGTGTTCTCATACGAGAGCGTTGGCGCGTCGACCGTCTCCTGCGTCTGGGGAACGAAGTGAAGCCGGCCGCGCGAGGCGAACCACTCCCAGGCCGTCCCGGTCATGTCGGCGGCGTAGTCGAGCAGCTCGTCGAGCCACGCTCGGATCTGCTGCTCGCGGGTGACCGAGTACGCACCATCGATCTCGTCACCGACGTCCTCGACGATCGGGGTCAGTCCGATCTCGCCGGCGATCGCCGAGACGATCTCGTCGGGGCGGCGGTTCCGCCACCGGCCGGATATCCTCGCCTTCGTCGCCGCCTCGGACTCGTCGATGCCCTTGAACCGATACTTCTTGTCGCCGCCGTCCCTCGAGGACTTCGCTGTCTCGATCTTCCCGAGGCAGACCGTCAAGACGTCGGCCTCATCCCAGCCGAGGCGGATGCGGACGAGGTCGCCCTCTTCGATCTGGCTCCAGGAGTCCCGCGAGAGGTTCCACGTCTGGACGTCGAACTCAAGCGGGTCCTCCTTCGGCTTCCGGACCTTGATGGCGAGGTCGAGCCCGGAGAGGTTGACCTCGCCGGCCTCGACGCTACGGACCTGAGTCCAGACGCGTGTCATCCGTCATCCTCCGGCGGTTTACCCGACGGGCCCGGGACGAGGAACAGCTTCATGTCGTCGCCGAGGTTGTCGGGCGTGATCTCGGTCGCTTTCCCCGATGGGTCTGCGAAGTAGCAGACGAACCACGGGAGATACTCGTACGGCCGGTATGGGGTCGCGACTGACTTCGTGATCTGGTACCCGCGGTTGACGTGCTCGAGCTCGATAGTCCAGCGGTCCATCACCGTGTTGTAGTCGAGCCGCGCGGCGATCCGGTTCTCAGGGAACGCCCGGGGCGTGAACTCGATGTGGATCAGCCGCCGATCGGTCGCGCGGTCGTTCGGAATCGGGATGACTTCGCCCATCAGAAGAGCCCCGCGAGTCCGTCCTGGACGTCGCCGAGGAACTCGGCGATTCCGTTACTGTTCGTCGTCTCGTCGGTCGTTCCCGAGTCGTCGTTCTGGGGTTGCGCGACCGACGGCGAGGAGTCGCTCGCCGCCGTCCCCATGTCGCCGGACGGCGTCGATATCGAGATTTCCGTCGTCCCGACCGTCGCCTCCCGGACCTCTGTGAGCTCGATCGTTACCTTCCGGTGCGACCGGATGTTTCCCTCCCCTTCGACGGAGAGGTCCTCGAGCTTCGCGAGGTCGAGGGAGACGTGGTCGACCGACACGGGGAACGGCTCCGTCGACTCCCGGAGCCGCTTCAGCTCCCGGAGTTCGGAGTCGTCGACCCAAGCCTCGATTGACGCGGAGAGGGGCTCGGTATCGACGTACGAGTCGTACTCGAAGCCCTCCTCGGTCGTCTTCGATGGGGCGTTCCAGCCCCCGCTGCCGTCGACGCGCGTCACGCCGGCGAGGACGATGTCGCCGACCGTGACGACGTCGGCCGTGTCATTCGATCCGTCTCTCGGTCCTGTGAGTGCCATGAATCTAAGCCTCCGATAGAGTCTGCTTGAGCAAGAGTTCGAGCTCCGCGAGCGCGTCCTCGCCGCCGTTCCGCGTCGCCTCACGGACCATCTGGCGGATCTCCTCGCGGTCGCTCGCGTTCCCGAACTCGTTCGTCTGCTCGAGGACGATCTGGATTCGGCCGCTCCCGCCGGCGGCGGGCCCGCCACCGAGTGCGGCAGCCGGTCCGCCCGAGACGCCGATGGCGCCGACGAGCGTCGACGCTGCCTGGCCGAGAGGCGTTCCCTCGGCGACGCCGGCGAGCGTGTCTTGGAGCGTGGAGTCCTCGCCCTCGACACCCTTCGCGACGGTCGAGACGAGCTTCTGCCCACGCTCGATGAGGTTCGAGAACGGCCCCTCCTCGGCGTTCGACATCGGGAGGACCGAGCCTGCTTTGTCGGCGACGTCGGTCACAGCGTCTTTGACCTTCCCGCCGGCGGACTTCGCGCCGTCCGCGACGGTCGAGGCCAGCGCCGCGCCCTTCTCCTTCGCGCCAGAAACGACGTCGTCGAGCTTCCCCTTGATGGCGCCGGCGACATCGCCGGCTGCACTCGCGACCTTCCCGGCCGAGTTCTTCAGTCCGCTCGCGATGGCCGAGACGATCTTCCCGCCGACGCTCATGATCGACGAGAGCGGCCCGCGCTTCGCGTTCGAGAAGGGCAGGAAGTCGCGGATGACTTGGACGACTTTCCGGATCCCCTTGGCGACGTTCGGCGCTGAGGCGGCGAGCCCGGACATGAGTGCTGAGACGATCCGGCCGCCGACGCGCTTGATAGTCGGAAGCGCCTCTAAGAACTTGTCGGCGATGAACCCGGGGATCGACGTTACGACGTCGACGATCATCCCGGGGACGTTTGTCCAATACCAGACGAGGAACTCGCCGTAGGCGACGACCGCGTCAACGAACAGCCCTATCCCGGCGACGAACGCGCCGGCGATGAGGCCGGGCAGCGCCAGGACTGCGTCAAGGAACATCCCGGGGACGGTGGTCCAGAACCAGACGAGGAAATTTCCATACACAAGGACGCTCTTTATGAAGAGGCCGAACGCGGCGCCGATCCCGTACGCGATCCCCTCAACGACCGCCCAGCCGATCCCGGCCCAGTCGATCGACGAGATCGCCCCGATGATGACATCGCCGATGTTCGCCATCCGCTCGACGATGAGAGTTGCCGCCTCGCTGAGGACTCCCTTGAGCGTCCTGGTCCCGTTGATGAGACCGGTTATCGCGGCAATCGTCCAGTCAATGACGTCGATCCAGAGCCGCAGCCCGTGGATGATTGCGAGGATCGACGCGACGAGCGGCACCGCGTTGATTGCGAGAAAGATCTTTCCGAGTTCGACAAGAATCCCGACGAGCGGCTCTATCGTCGGTTTCAGGAACGAAACGACCGAGTTTATCCGTTCCATGATGACGGCGAAGTCCTCGCCGATCCCGAGGAAGTTCTCATCGATCGCCTTTTTGACCATCATAAACGCGGCGACGAGGACACCGATCACGGCGACGATCGCGAGTAACGGCGCGAGGATCGACGCTGCGGCGCTCGCGAGCGTGCTGAGCGCAGCGGTCAGGGAGCCGGCGCCGACGACGCCGGCAAGGAACGATCCCTTGACGACTCCCATAATTGCCGGGATCAAGGACGCTTGCACCCATGCGGCGCCGAGTGTGCCGGCAAGAATCGTGAGCGCGCCGGTCAGTGCGGCGAGGGTCCCGCCGACGGCTTTCATCGCCGTCTCATTCTCGTTGAGGACGTTGATCCCCTGGGCGAGCTTCTCGTTGAACAACTCGATCGCCGGCGCCGCACCTGTGAAGATGGTGAACGTCATCGCGTCGAACGATGATTTTAGGAACTCGACCGCGCCGGCGGTCGTATCCATCTGGGAGGCGGCGATCTCCGAGGCCGTCGTGGCGCCGCCGATCGACTCGGCCAGCTGCTCGGCCGAGACCGACGAGTCGTGGACGTCCTCGGCGAGTGACGTCGCGGCCTTCTGGGAAATCCCGAGCGCCGCTGCGAGACGGCTCGCCATCTCCTCGACGGCAACGCCCGATTCCCGGAGCTCCTCGAGACTCTGGACGAGGTCGTCCGGCGCGAAGTTCTGCCGGTCGATCTCGATCCCGCCGAGCGCCTCTTCGACGGCGCCGAGTTCCTCCTGGGAGAGCCGCGCGAGCTCGCCGACCGACGCGCGGATCTCCGACCGGAAGGTATCGCCCATTTTCTCGTTGAGCGCCTCCTGGCTCTCGATCAGCGGAAGGAGTGCGCGAGCACCGCGACGTCCGGCGAGCTCGGTCGCGACCTGCATCCGCTCAGCATCGGACTCGAGCCCCTGCATCTGCTCGTTGAGCATCCCGAGGACCGTCCCGAGGTTCTTCACTTCGCCGGACGAGTCGGTCAGGTCCTCGACGGAGAGGTTGAGGCGGGAGAGCGCCTCTTCCGCCTTCCCGCTCCCGGTTATGATCCGCTGGAGCGTCGTGTTAAGCGCGGTACCGGCCTTCGACGCGCGGATCCCGCGGTCGGCGAGGACGCCGATCGCGGCCGACATCTCCTGGAGGGAGACGCCCGCCGACGTCGCTGTCGCGCCGACGTACTCGAGCGCGCTCGAGAGCTCCTGAATCGTCGTCGCAGAGTTCGAGAATGTCGAAGCCATCGCCGCGGTGACTTGAACCGTCTGGTCGGCCTCGAGGCCGAACATCCGGAGCGCCGACGCGGTTGTCCGCGCCGACTGCGCCATGTTCATGTTCGAGGCGACGGCGATATCGGCGACGCCGGCCGCCGCCGAGACCGCTTCCTCAGCCTCGAACCCGGCGAACGCGAGTTGTTCCATCGCGCTCGTGGCGTCGCTCATTGCGATCGGGAGCTCCTTCCCGAGAGTCATCGCAGTGTCCCAGAGCTTCTCCATCTCCTGGTCGGTCGCGCCGGAGACGGTCGCGAGCCGAGCCATCGTCTTCTCGGTGCGCCCGTGCTGCCGGGTCAGCCCGGCGAGCGCTCCGGCGGCGGCCACGGCTCCCGCAGCGGTCGCCATGAACCCCATCCGAGCTCCACGGGCGCGGCGCTCCGCGCGACCCATCGACTCGGCGGCGTCGTCACCGGCGCTCTCGGCACTGCGGAGGTCTCCGGACGCCCGATCGGACGCTGTCAGTACTGTTGCTATCCGTCGGACGTTGCCGCTAAAACCTACCATGTTAGTTCACCGATAAGACGTTGTCGTGCTTCGAGACGCCCTTCGTGACGCCCTCGCCGGACGAACCGAACGAGGTGGGGATATCGCCCGGGACGTCGCCGGCGTCGATGTCGGGGCCCTCGAGGCTGCCGAGCCCACCGGCGCCGAGCTCGGATTGGTCCGGCTCGATCGCGTCGTAGGCCTCGGCGTACCAGAGCCGCTTCGTCCAGGGCCACTCTGCGACCTCTTCGAGAGGGATGCCGGACTCCTGATGGATCCGCGTCGTTACTCGCCCTGCGGGGGAGCTTCCCCAGCTTCGGGAAAATCCATCATCTGGTCGATGCCGGCCCACTCGGCGATTCGCATCGTGAGGCCGAGCCGCTCGCCAGACTTCATATCTCGCCAGCGTTCCGGCGTGATCTCCGGCGCGACGACAGCGGAGTCACAGAGTGCGAACATCCGGTCGGAGCCGTCCATCTGGCCGGCCTCGCCCTCGCCGGTTGCGGCGCCGACGATGAGGTTGAGGATCTCGTCGTCCTCGGGGTCCTCGACGAGCCAGGTCATCCCGGCGAAGTCGAAGGTCCCGCGGCTCTCGCCACCGAGCGACCACTCCTGGTTCTCGAGGTCCTCAGGGTCGATCTCCTCGGGGTCAACCTCCGTCAGGTCGACCGGCTCCTCGTCGACGTCCTGGGGTTCAGTTTCTGCATCGGTACTGTCAGCGTCCGGCTGGTCGTCACCGGACTCGGAAGAATCGGAACTCATGATCTACTAAGTCGGCTTACTCGTCGTACTCGTGCTCGACGCGGTCGAACTCCAGCGAGCCTTCGTACATCGGCATCGAGTCGTTCTCGTAGTCGTCCGCGGGCCCAAAGCCGAGGAACTTCCCGTCGAGGAAGTTCGACTCGATGCGGGGCTCTGCGTCCGCGTACTGGACTGCGAGGGAGATGGTCTCCGCGTTCTTGTACGCCCGCTCAAGGCGGGGGATCGATTGCGAGACGGCCTTCACCGCGACGGTCGCCTCGACCTCTTCGTCGACGATGACCCAGACGTTGCCGTCGTCGCCCATCGTCCGGTCGTGCTCGTGGTCGGCCGAGTCGTCCCAGCCGACTGAGTCGAGGTCGGTGACGCGCTCGCCGTCGATGAAGACGGAGATCTGGTCAACGTCGAAGTCTCTGGTTTGTGGCAT